TTTTAGACTTTATTGTAGATTTTGTCAAGCGAGAACACAGAAAAAAGTTTAATTTTTTAGTTGTTTCTTATTTACAAAATAAGTAAAGAGAGGAGTAGGAGGACGGATGAAAGAAACAATAAAGGAATTCCTGGAATTCAGGAGCCAGTTTACAAAACGAGAATGGCACGAAATTAACCAAGCCGTCGAAGCTCGTTTAAATCAAAAAGCCGACCAGTTGAGACTGGACGACTCAGATGTAGAAATCATTTCTAGCAGACTAGAACTGTCTATCTAAAGAAAGGGTGAAACAAATGGCAACTAACAGAACTATTTCAGTCAAGACATCAGAGCATGATGTGTTATTGACTGCACGAAAAAACCACCCCGCAGTTTTCGCCGATGGAATGTTTATCGACGGAGTAGAGAGAGTGGAATTTATCAATCACTTTCAAAACAAAGATTGCGAAGTCATTCTTACGTTCAATGAACGAGTAGAAAACAATCCTTTCCCTTTAAATGATGTCAATCTATTAGAAAAGTTATTCGGTCAGGCTTCAAACGGGCAATCCTTACGGGATATAGTTTTGCAAACTTTTGAAGATGATAGTTAGTATCCACACCATCAAAGAACGACACATGCATACTGAAGCTTTCTTTACCATCTTTCTTGGCTTTTTCGTATTCTTTGCCAAGAATAATCAAAGAAGCTTCTAATTGATAATCAGTCATAACAATACCTCCTTTCTGCTTATATTATAGCAGAAATAGAGGTTAGAAATAGAAAGGAGAAATATATGCCAGATATCGCAAATGGTCGTGAAAGAGTTAATGCTTTCTTGAAAGAGAAAGGGATTAAAAAAGCAACTCTAGCGGTTGCTTACGGCTTTAAGCGACAGGAAGTGACAAACATTCTAAGTGGAACGACAAAAGGTCCGCGAGCGAACAGTTTCATTCTTCGAGTGATTGAAGATTATGGGATTGAGTAGCACAAAAAAAGCACCTAACAAGAAGTCAGGCGCTCAGCAAAATATTCACTTACAGTATAACACAGAAAGAAAGGAAAATCCATGCCTAAAGCAGAAATCACTTACAAGCCAGTAGGAATTAACGAAAAAGCGACTCATGGAGATTATACACATCTTTGCCAGATGTGGGAAGGTCTCACAGTTGGAACTGCAAAAGTCTGGGCCACTGAGATGCGAGGGCATCCTGATTTTAAGCAATTCATTGATAATCCAACACATAAGATTGTCTTTATCAACTACGAAGGATTTCGATTGTTTGTCAAATGGAAAAGTCGGAATCGCTATCGTGCTAAAAAAGAAACACTTGCAGAGATGCTAGAAAATCTTAAAAAAGAAAAACAATTGGGAGTTTAAAGGAGTGTTTTAAAAATGTTTGAACCAACATTAACAAGCCAGCTACTAGGTGCTGGATCAATCGCAGTCAGCTTCTTCGTGGCCGGCTTCGTCACTTGCTTAATCGACGTTAAGCGTCAAGAAAAGAAGAAACGGCAGCAAGCGAAGATTCAGGAGATTCTCGACTTGCAAGAGGAATACACCCGCGAAGTAAAAGCGAGTGTCTGGGAAGATCTAGCAAGTGCCCGCAAACAATCAATTTCAGACAACGATTGGAGCGCGAGCCATGTTTGGTAAAAAGTCAAAACGGATCAGAGAGCTTGAAAAAGAAGTCGATCGCTTACGAGCTATCGAACGAAAGTATGTCCAACTTTTGAATGCGTCTCTTGATCGGGAATATCAACTATTGGAAAGGAAAATAAAAGATGGTAACAATCAATAAGCTCGAGATCGAAAACGTGAAACGCGTTAAAGCGGTTAAAATCGAGCCGTCAGCAAAAGGGTTGACGATCGTCGGGGGTAACAATAACCAAGGAAAGACAAGCGTATTAGACGCGATTGCGTGGGCCTTGGGTGGCAATAAGTACAAGCCTTCGCAACCGCAACGCGAGGGATCGACGATTCCCCCGAGTCTTAAAATAACGCTATCGAATGGCCTTATCGTTGAGCGTAAAGGAAAGAATAGCGACTTGAAAGTTATCGATCCAAGCGGGAATAAGGCCGGTCAGAAATTGCTTGATAGCTTTGTTGAAGAGCTCGCTCTTGATCTTCCAAAGTTTATGGAAATGACGAGCAAGGAGAAAGCGACAACGCTCTTGCAAATTATCGGGGTAGGTGATCAGCTCGTCCAGCTTGAAATGGAAGAAAAGACCAAGTACCAAGAGCGCCACGCAATCGGCGTCGTTGCGGACCAAAAAGAAAAGTTTGCGAAAGAGCAGCCGTACTATCCAGACGCACCGAAAGAGCTCGTCTCGATTGCTGATCTGATCCAACAACAGCAAGAAATTCTCGGACGAAATGGCGAAAACGCTCGCAAGCGTCAGAATCTAGCGAGAATTGAAAACGACTATCAAGGGGCACTCGCAAACGTTGAGCGTTTGGAAGCTATGCTCAAGGAAGCCCGAGAAAAAGAGCAAGGACTCGCGCAAGACTTGGATATTGCTCGCAAAGACGCGCAAGACTTGATCGATGAATCGACGCAAGAGATCGAAGACAGTATCGCGAATATTGAGCAGATCAACCTCAAAGTCCGAGCAAACCTTGACAAAGACAAGGCAGAAGAGGACGCGAAGGTTTACCGCGAACAATATCGCGAATTGGATCTTGTGATCGACGGAATTCGCAAGCAAAAAACAGATCTGCTCACAAATGCAGACTTGCCATTACCGGGCTTGTCCGTGGATGATGGAGAGCTCTTATACCTCGGGCAACGCTGGGACAATATGTCTGGATCTCAACAATTACAAGTTGCAACGGCTATCGTTCGCAAGCTCAAGCCGGATTGTGGCTTCGTCCTAATTGACAAGCTCGAGCAGATGGACCAGATCACACTCGCAGAATTTGGCGCGTGGCTAGAACAAGAGGGCTTGCAAGCTATCGCGACACGCGTTTCAACGGGTGGAGAATGTTCGGTTCTCATCGAGGACGGGTACAGTATTAAACCCGAAACAATCGCACAGCCTCAAGGATGGCAAGGCGGATTCTAAATATAGAAAGAAGGAAAAATCATGAAAAAAACAGAAAAATTTATCGTTATTCGAAACAAGGAAACAGGCCATTTTTTAGTAAGTTACGAAAGCAATGAAACGAGTTTCGCATATACCGCTAATTGGTCGGAAGATATCCAAGACGCTGCAACCCAAGATATTGGATCGCAAAAAAGAAACGGCGATAAAATGCAAAAAACAGCCGAAATGTTCGATGGTGAATTGCTTGTCGTCAATGCAACGTATGAGCTCGAAACGCTCGATGGAAACGAACCGAGAGATCTCACGGAGGATATCGAGAAGGCAAAACGCAAACATTTTGAAAACTTTCTTCGTGGGCTTCTAGCGGAAAACGACAAGGAGGACTAAAAAATGCAGATCACAAGAGGAAGAAAAGCGCGGGCGCAAAAAGTCGTCATTTACGGCCCGGAAGGAATCGGAAAGTCTAGCTTCGCGAGTCAATTTCCGGATCCGGTATTCATCGACACGGAAGGTTCAACTGATAATATGGACGTGGCACGTCTCGACAAGCCTACAAGTTGGGCAATGCTCAAGAATGAGATCGCGTTTATCAAGGCGAATCCAGACGCTTGCAAGACGCTAGTCATCGACACGATCGACTGGGCGGAACAACTTGCGGTCGATTATGTTTGCGCACAGCACCAGAAAAACGGGATCGAAGATTTCGGATGGGGCAAGGGCTATACATACGTCCAAGAAGAGATCGGGCGCTTATTGAATAGCTTGGGTGAGCTAGTGGACAATGGAATCAACGTCGTTTTGACAGCTCACGCACAAATCAAGAAATTCGAGCAGCCCGACGAAATGGGATCATACGATCGGTACGAATTGAAGCTCGGGCAAAAGTCAAGCTCGAAAACAGCTCCGCTCGTTAAGGAGTGGGCTGATATGGTGCTCTTTGCGAATTATAAGACTATCGTTATGACGACGGATACGGGCAAGAAAAAAGCCCAAGGGGGCGAGCGTGTTATGTATACGAACCATCGGCCCGCATGGGACGCGAAGAACCGACACGGATTGCCCGATCAATTGCCATTTACTTATGACAGTATCGCGCATATTTTCGCAACGCAACAAGTGACACCGCAACCGACACAACCGACGCCAGAGCCTCGACAAGAGGAGCAACCGAAGAATGATATCAAGGAACAATTGACCGAGATCGGTCAAGAGGTGGCCCAAGAAATGGGACGCGCACCGCAACCAGAAGCAAAACCGCAAACAAGCGGAACGCTTCCGCAAGCATTGATCGACTTAATGACACCGAACAATGTCACAGAAAGCGAATTGCAAGACGTGGCATATATTCGGGGACACTTCCCGATGGGAACACCGATCGAGAACTTCCCGCCGAATTATTGGGATATGATCGTCGCGAATTGGGACGCTACACTTGACGTCATTCAAAACCAAGTCCGGAAAGACAAGGAGAAATTTTATCATGACACAACAACAATATAACAACAACTTTGAGCGCGAATTTGGTTGGGACGACACCATCCAGAAAGATTCTGAATTTGTCCTATTGCCAGAAGGATTGTACTATTTCACAGTTAAAAGCTATGATCGCGGACGTCACACGCCAAACCCTCAAAATCCCGGCAAGTTGCCGGCTTGTCCGAAAGCGACAGTCCATCTTCAAGTGGTGGCAAACGAAGGCGAGACAGAGCTCAAACATAACTTATTCTTACACAGCTCAACCGAAGGTATGCTCTCCGCGTTCTTTGGATCAATCGGACAAAAACGTAAAGGCGAGCCCCTTCGTATGGATTGGAACGCTATTATTGGTAAAGTCGGAGTTTGTAAGGTTGGAATCCGTGAGTACAACGGGAACAAGTACAACGAAGCAAAGAGCATGATTTATGCCGAAGACGTCGATTATACGAAAGTATTGAACGCGCAGCCGGGGCAAGCTCAACAAGGCTATCAACAACAACCGACGCAAGGATTCAACCCGGGTCAATTTTAAGGGGGAGTAAATGAAATTACGGCCTTATCAACAAGAGGCGCGAGAAGCCGTTCAGAAGGAGTGGGCAGAAGGGCGCAAACGAACCCTTCTAGTCCTTCCAACTGGGACGGGGAAAACGGTCGTCTTTTCTAAAATCATCGAAGATCAAGTCCGAGAAGGGAAACGCGTCCTCGTACTCGCTCACAGATCCGAATTATTGGATCAAGCAAGCGACAAGCTCAAGACCGCAACGGGACTCGGTACAGCGCTAGAAAAGGCCGAAAGTACGTCAATCGGCTCGTGGTATCGGGTGGTCGTGGGATCTGTCCAGACAATGCAACGAGAGAAACGCTTGAGTCAATTCCCGCCAAATTGGTTCGATGTGATCGTGGTCGATGAAGCTCACCACGCTATATCAGACGGCTATCAGAAAGTTTTAAACCATTTCGGAGATTCGCAAGTCCTCGGGGTTACAGCTACACCAGACCGGGGCGATATGAAGAACCTCGGATCGTATTTTGACAGCTTGGCCTATGAATATTCACTCGTGCAAGCAATCAAGGAAGGTTATCTATCCAAGATTAAAGCCTTAACGATTCCGATTGATCTCGATCTATCGAGCGTGTCAATGTCCGCGGGTGATTTTAAAGCGAGTGACGTCGGAACGGCCCTCGATCCGTATCTCGTACAAATTGCGGACGAAATGGCCAAGTATTGCAAGGATAGAAAAACAGTCGTCTTTCTTCCTCTGGTCAAAACAAGCCAAAAATTCCGCGATATTTTGAATGAGAGAGGCTTCAAAGCAGCCGAAGTCAACGGCGAATCGAAAGACCGGGCCGAAGTGCTCGAAGACTTTGAAAAAGGATGTTACAACGTCTTATGCAATTCAATGTTATTGACAGAAGGCTGGGATTGTCCGTCGGTTGATTGTGTGGTGGTACTCCGACCGACGAAGGTCCGCGCTCTCTATTCGCAAATGGTAGGCCGTGGAACGCGGCTATATCCCG